TTAAAACTTTCCGGAAAGGCTACAATAGATCTGGATGCTGTTACAGAATCCACATACTCCTGCTTACCTGTTTTTGTATTCAGGAACTTCTGATATACTTTACCGTCTTTCCCGTACTGAGTTCCCTGAGCCATCTTCATATCGACACCGACCCTTAGAGAGTTACCGCACCAGAAAGCTTTGCCTTTACGTCTTACATATACAAGACCTCCCTGAACAGTAGCACAATACACTACACCTTTATATTCTTTTTCGAAAGTATCGTTCTTTAGAATATAAATAATACCTCCGTCGATTTCCATATTAAAACCTTTACCCAGAATATCTTCGGCAAGCGTCATAACATATCCTATACCATTAGTCTTAACACGCATTCTATGATTAGGAGTAACAAGGAAGTTAACCTGTTTTTTACAACCTATCATCAGCCCGTCGTAATCGTAAGACTGAAGTCCTTCCGGAGTCTTATAATAGACACAGTCATGAATACGGCAGGCCAGTTCGTCCTGCATTGTGATATCTTTAAATAGTTTCCAGCCCGTACTTGTTTTGATTTCTGTCTTGTCGTCGTAACATTCAGGACTTCTCACCATATCTACATACCCACGATATGTGGGCTGTACAGCTCTTGCTTCGTCAGGTACTGCATCCAGAGAGCTTATTCCACCCTCTCCCATTCTGGTAACCCTGTACGATTGATCTAAAGCGTCTAGAGGATTTATCTCCTCGAGCATCTGACTCAGCCCAGATGTATTGAACAGGCTGTCCACATGTTTATTAAGCATTCCGGATTGTAAAGAGGATAAGTTACCCTGATTGGTAATCTTCCATAGTTTATTCCTGAGTACATTACCCGGATCTTTGAGTATACGTTCGGCGAAATAGTTATGGGGCCCGTACATTCTCTGGAACTCCATAGAATCCCTATCGTCTGATTTGGCTGTTCCTCTGGATATGTTCAAAAGCTTTTTAGTAACATCTAGGAAAAGACCTGAACCGACATTGGAATGCGGAGCACCTAATGTTGTCTGTGTAGCGTCCGGGTCCAGCTCCATAGCATTAAAAGATTGTTTAAGTGTTTCTATATCTCCCGCTTCCGGACCCATCATCTTTACTTCGGCTGTCTTATTCATACGCATGTGCTTAGGGATAAGGGTCTGTATAGCACTGTGTACAGCTTGAGTTGTAGTACCGGCTCTGTTCCTCTTAAGGATTTCCGGCCCCCATGCATCTTCCAGTAAACTGTCCTGAACGCCTAGCGCCTGCAGTACCGGATAGAGTTTGATCTTTCTACCTCCGGATCTGATGTAGAACTCGGCTGTCTTAGGATTCATGGATACTTTAAAACTGTTTCCTGTTCCCTGTCTGACATTGACGTGGGATTCGTATGTACCGTCTCCGGCTACTTTACTGTATACATTAGGAATAAGTCTAAACTGATTGATAAGGGATTGTTCGACTCCGTTACGGACGAAGGTCCCTCTTTCTGTAAGATAAGGTACATTGAGTACAGTACGTTTACTTGTACGGTCTATGACTTTACCTGTCTCGTTGTCTCTGAGAGTCCAGTTACCCTGCAGTTTCTTTGTAAGAGACCTGTTGTTAAGGATAGCTTCCTTCTGCTCTTTGTATGAAAAACGTTTCGTATCTTTGTAGGAAGGATTATCCAACTCCAGGGTATATCTCTGATTGGATAAAGGAAAGCGTTGTTTAACAGCGTCTATAGAATAATCAAAAATCTGCTGTCTACGGTTATCGTAGTCGTCGAAAGACGTAAGGACACCTTTATCTTTCGATAGGGTGTCCGAGATAAATTTCATCCCCGTTGAAGCAGGGGGAGTCGAAGGATTGATAGGCATTAAACACTCCCGAGTAATTCCTGAAGTTCTGGATCATCTACGGCAGCAGAAACTGTAGGAGCTTCCGTTCCGCCCTTTGTGTTCTTTATAATGTCCGCCTCTTTTGTTTTCTTAGATTTCTTAACAGGAGAGGTTGTACGCAGTTTCTGCATAGCCACCATTTCTTCTGGACTGAAAGACGTCTCTGATATATTGACAGGGGCATTATGCATACGAGATACTCTTTCCAGTGTAGCTCTGTATTTCTTAAGGTCCTGAATATTTTTTGAAGCTTCGTCTCCCTGCTCTTTACCTGCCGCATACATAGGTACACTGGCACTGGCTCCGAGAATAGCTAGAGAGGTGGGTACTGGGTTATCCAGAACAGTTTTACCGGCTGTTGCCAGCATGCTCTTGAGTCCGGATGTCTTTAAAATATCCGCTTCCTCTTTTAAAGCAGTCGGCTCTATATTAAATTCACCGAGCATTGACTGTCTGAATTTCTGATTGTATTTAGACCTTAAAGTCTTGATCTGCTCCATAAGTTCTTTTTTCTTTTCCAGGTCTCTGACTTCTTTTAAATCCTGAAAAGCTTTGTGCCCTATAATACCTGAACCCGCAGCTAGACTAGCTCCTATAATAGCAGCATTACCTTTGAGACCTGCCTGTTTACCGAAAACATCTTTGTCGGATGAAATATCTGACTGCAGTTCTTTGAGGGACAGATTTGTTTCAATCTTTTTCTTTTCGTTAAGAGCTTCTTTATTGCCTTTTATCTTATCCTCGAGAGCACTGTAAGCAGCCCCTCCACCTACTCCAACAGCAGTAGCTCCGGCACTTAACCCACCTATTGTTTTAAGGGATGACACATCTTTCTTATGCCCTGAAAGAATCTGAGCCAGAATAGCTTTCTGTTTCAGATAGTCCGTGACGGTCGCACTTCCGGGAACACCTAACTTTTGTGCAGCCTTATACTTCTTATAAGCTTCTTTAAGAGGAACTTTAGCCTCTGAGACTCTCTGTTTAATATTACGGATACGTTGTATATAATCAGCTATATCATCGAAAGAAGAAACTATATCGCCTAGGCTTGCTGTCTTATTCATCTTGGATACCTTCCGGGTTTGTAAATGACAGGTCCATCCATCTCAGGAGTATCCGCCATGACTTTATATCTTTATCGTATATTTTTTCCTCGAACGAAATTATCGCCACCTCGTCCGCAACCTTCTGCATAATCTCTTCCCATTCAACCATATCATCGGGAACACTTAAATTAAACTGCCTGACATGCACAGTCTGTACCATAACGGGCTGCTTCTCTTCGGGATCTGATTCTTTCCTATCGTATATGACCCCTTCGTAAGGAAGCCCTTCAAATGTATTCGGACCGTATTTCTCTTTAAATCCTGAGGGTTGCGTTGTTTCCACCTTGACGCTCCTTCATCTGTTCCATCTTTTTACGTTTGTCCAGATCGGATATAGCCTGCTCCAGTTTCTTCCTGACATACTGGGCCTGAATTAATTTAGTTTCCTGAGAGGATGGTTCCTGTACTTTAGAATGCATTCTACCTGCCAGATAACTGACACCTGCCGGAGCTGCTACAAGTGCTCCTGTATTCGTTAAAGTTTTCTTTATAAGATCCGTAGCTGATCCCGCTACTTTAGGGATGCCTTCCATATATCCTGTATAAAATGCCATCTTGTCCATTGTATATAATCCTTATATTATTGTAAAAACCCTTTAAACTTATTTAATATAGGCCCTGTCAGCCCTGAATTCAATATAGCCCCACCGATCATCCCGTAATTACCCATCTTTGATTTCATCGCAGGAGGTTGTGAGAAGATAGTTCCCATTATGTTACCCAGCCCCAATCCGGCTACTGCGCCTACTCCTACCCTTGCCAATCCTTTAGCGATATCCATACCGCTTATCATTCCTGAATCTTCGGGGCTGGCATTATCTATTCCTGCCACCAGTCGGGCTGTGAGGTCCGGTCCTAATATAGGAGCCTGTGTCTGTAGAAGATCCATAGAACTCATTTTAGGAATAGTAGGGTCTCCTATAAATTCTATAGCCCGTACTTTAGGTAATACAAAATCTTTACCAAGAGCAAAATCATTAGGGTTTCCATACGGAGAGTGTGAAGGTAATCCATAATCAGCAAGCTTCTGTAAAAGATTTTCTACCATGGTAGACTTTTCAATCGTGGTAGACTTTTCAGAACTTATCTTAGGAAATCTATCTAAAGGTAGTTTATTGTTGAACAGAGGGGCTGAAAGATCTGATAAACTCCCTGTGTCCTCAAACTTCTTGTATGATCTCTGAAAAGGTTTGATTGTCTGTGTTAATGGAAGGGCTGCTCCTACCGCTCCGCCTATTCCTGCTAACCAAGGTTCCATCTTATCTCTCCTCTTAATATAATCCTGCCACGCCTGATTCTGCATCCCCGGATTATCTTTATGTGCTTTACGGATATGCATTCCGGCGAATTTATCCGACAGATATCTGTATCCGTACTTAGTTCCGAAATATCCAACTGTACCCATAAGCAGAGATCGTACAGCCGGATTGACTGTAGCTTTATTAAAAGCGCCCTGGATATCGGGGAGAGTAAGATCCCCTATTCCAGCTTCTTTATTTATAGGTGCATTCTGCATTATCGTATATTCATTTCCTGAGGTGTTCCCTGTTGTAATCCTATCCCTAGTTGATCTCGAGGTATATATCCTTTTGTAGGTCCGGCGTAATACATTCCTCCGCCTCCGGGCATATTCTGTCCTTGTGCCTGTCCTTTTCCTCCGCCTCCGAACAACATGGAACCTAAACCTAATGCTCCTATACCTCCAAGTACCCAAGGCATCGTCTTCAGTATAGTTTCTTTACTGGGAGTCATAGACTTAATTCCGGATTTTATATCACTCTTAGCTGTATCGAAAGGATGCTGTATATAATTTAAAGTCTTATGAGCCGCCTCTGGACTCATAACAGAAGTCATTCCTTTTCCTAAAACAGTACCTGCGGCATTTATAGTATTACGCGGTAGATTGGCAACGTTATCTGCATATCCCTGCGCTGTATTATTCGCAAAACCGGCGACACTGCCTGGTTTTGTATATGCCCCTCCGGAGTAATCTGTAACCTTACCACTGGGACGCATAGAAAATTGTGCTCCTGACTCCGCCTGCTTCTGCAGACCTGCAGTATATGCTTTAATAAAAGCAGACTTCCGCATAGCGGGATAATCCGACTTAACTCCGTATCCTAATAGAAAAGCTTCTTTATTCATTATATTATACTCCGCCTGGAGGGATTTGTCCCTGCCTGGTTAGATTGACTCCGGTCTGAGCAGCCTGTTGTTCAAGCTCCTTAAGTTTAGATGTCACCATAGCATGGAGAGCATCGTCCGAATGTTTAAGATTAACCAACTCACTTCTTCGTGTAGTCGGATCCATTGTTAATATTTGCTGAGCGATCTGTTCTGCCTGTATCGCCATTTCATCTAGAGACTGAGGTCCACCCATAGGGGTAGGTCCTGCTCCCATAGGCATAGCTCCACCCATCTGGGATTCACCTGGCATCGGCATAGACATCCCACCCGGAGCCGGTCCACCCATAGAAGCCATATCCATCGGCATTCCCGGAGGAGGCATTCCACCCATTCCACCCGGTGCAGGTGCGGGCTGATCCATCATAGCCTGCCCCTCTTGATCTTTACCTGTACTTCTGGCAAGATCTGCAGCCTTCTCGTCGAACATCTGCTGTTCCAGAAGAATCTTATCGACTTCGTATTCGTAATCGATATTGAAAGCACTGAGGGCTGTCTGATTGGATACTTTGTTAGCACCCAGTAAATTTAGTTTGGTCTGTCTGACAAGATCATCTTCCAATACTGATGTTCTGGTAAGTTCTGCTCCAAGATCCTCCCACATCAGATGTTTACTGCATTGTCCCATCATCCAGTCCAGCCAGTTATTCATCTGCGAGATAAAATGTATCCAAGTTCTTTCGAACATTCTGAGACCTATTGGAGGTCCTCCCTGTACAAGGTTACCTGAATAGAATTCCTGAGGTATCCCCATTGAATTAAGAAGTTCGTCCAGAGCAAGCTGAAGAAGTTCTGTAGGTGCCAGATTCTTAGCCTCTCCACCCAGAGCCTGATATTCCACAGGGTATGGGATCGAGTGTATAGCTGTAGGATCCTTGCGATGCTGTTTTATCATCCCTTCGACAGAACGCATGAAGCGTCCGCTGTCGATAGTCAATAAAGGGTCGTTACCCGGGCCACTGCCTTTACGGGTACCCGGAGAAATAAATCTAAAAGGAACGATCATATCCATGGCGATGGCTTCGTTGTACTTAGTAAGCATCTGCAGATGGATGACCTGTTCGAAATTGGAAAGGAACGGAGGAAGTCCCCAGCCGTTCATCTTTGTAGTAAGAGAAGCTGCGGCCTCGCATTTGATATGATAGATCTCGCCCTTCTTGAACATAAACTTTTCGTCTTTAGCGATAGCATCCAGTATCTCCCATGGAGTATGTTCCAGATACATCTTATTACCGCTTGTAATGTATCCTCTGACCTTACTCTGCGGTTCGTAGTAATATCTGGTCTCTCCGCTGATATCGTGGTACTCCAACTCTATTGATCGTGGGTTCCAGCGGGTTATTCTGAGGTCGTCCTGTTCGTTAGGTATATCCTTGACAAGGAACTTACCCTTCTTATTACACTTAGGGCAGGGGCCTTCGAAGCCGAAATCAGCCCACTCGTACTTTACCTGCTCTATAGGATGCATTGTCTTACAGTTTTTACATATAAGATTACGATTGAAAGGTCTGTATACAGAAGTGAATGAATTACCGTATGCCATGAGATCGTCCCCCATAAGGGACATGACATCCAGAATGTGTAGATTGTCTGTAAGGAACTCCGCATACTTCTTCTTGATATTAAAATCGGAAGTACCTGTTATCTCTACTTTTGTAATGAAGTAGCGAACAGCCCGCTGGATGGCTTTGGAATATACTCCCTGATGGAGCCATAGATATTCCGCCCAGTTGAATACTTCTTTTAGATTCCTCGGGTAATGAGCTCTGGCATATGTAGCGAAAGGACTGCCGAAGTCTTTCTGTCCGATAATATCCTGTGTAAGACTGAAAGGATTGGATTGTGAATAGTTAGCCATTATAGTCCCTCTTTGATGATAGATGCGGCTGTGTCTATACAGGATCTTAAAGTATCCGGCAGTTCAACAGCTTCGGAGGCAGTCTTCATCTCTCTCTTGTTATAAGATAAAAGTTCCTTACAGAGGGAACAGTAGTCTGTCCCGTCTGCGACGGTATTACTACAATGCAGACATACTCTGCGTTCATCGTTCTCTTTAGCTATCATTTTTTCCATCCACAAGTAAAACTGTTACTTTCTTAGTTGTATCCGGGAACATAAAAGATATTCCAACCGAATACGCTCTTACTGTATTATTGTCGAACTCGACATCAAAACCTACATCGTTCCGCGGCGGGCTGTATAGCATAACCGATCCATCTGTTTCCGCTATCAGAACAAGTGTTATTCCGGAAAAGAATACTTTCTCGTACGGCACTGTCGTTTCTCCGAAATCTCCCGAGAATGTCACCATCGTTACAGGAACATACTTCTCTACCGGTATATCTTTCTTCTTAGACGTTCTCTTTCTCTTCTTAGTGACAGGCTCTTCTACAACAGCCTCTGTTGGAGAAAGAATCTCCTCCGCCTCGTGGACACCTCTATCAGGAGCAGTAGAGCTATCCGGCGGAGGAGATAAAAAATTAACCTCTGGAACAGTGTCTTCTCCTGTCTTCTCGACTCCGTCCTTATCCATATTAAATTTCTGTACTGTTACTTCGGGATACTTCATATATTCTCCCGGGCCTCCAAATCCTCCGAGGCCTGATGTTTCCGGAAGTACTGTACGTCCCATATCCCCTGATTCATATTTTCCAGGGGTACTGGACTGCTCTTTGAACACACCGCTCCTGTTAGTCTGTACAAAATCTCCTGACATATTAATCTCCTGTTATTTTTAGTACTTCTTCAATTCCCATGGATTAGGTTTAAAGTTAGCCTCTCCTATATCAAAATCTATAGGCCCATCTGTACTTGCTCTGAATCTATTTTGATATGAAGGTTCATCTTTATATTGTCTGTTAGGTAGCATATCCAGAGGTCTCTGACGGGGATTAAAAGCTCCATACTGCTGATTAGCGTCTGGGGCTTTAGTCTTACCTGCTATAAGTTTATTGATCCATTTGTACATCTCAGGGCTGTAGAATCCACCGAGACCGCCTAAACCTGCTCCAGCCAAGGCTCCCTTCATTCCGCCCATAGCGTAACCACCGAGACCACCTGCTACTGCGCCTCCAGCTCCTAGAAGCATCTTCTTGTATTTAGGATCGGCCCATATCTTCTCTAGAAACTTCATATCCAGAGCCAGCTTTTCTGTAGCTTCTTTATCGAGTGCCCCGGGTTCCCCATAGTGCTCTCTGTATATAACTAGAGCTTCTTTAGGGTTGTGGTATGCGAAGTAAAACGCTGTCTTATTCATCTTTTATATCCTTTATAGTAGTATCATTGTAATAAGGCATTGTCGGTAAAGTGCCTTCTTCGAACTGTCTTAGTATCTCCAGAGCTTCCTCTGGTAATTCGAACAGACTATACGGGTCTTTCGGTATAGTCTGTTTAGCTATCTTTTCTTCAGACATTATTTCTTTTCAGCATCTATGCTTTTCTTAACAGCGTATCCGACACCTGCAGCTGGAGCTGCTACTGCTGTACCACCTACCAGTTGTCTAATTAACTTGTCTTTATTAAATTTCTTAGGTTCGGCAGATACAGCTTTAGTTTTATTTAATTTATCAAGTACAATCTTTAAATCATTTTTAACTGCATTAGCGGCTCCCCTTCCAACAGCTATAGGAGCATCTATCAATGCTTTCTTAGTTCCTTGGACTGCTGCATTGACTCCCTTACCTACCTGTTTTCCACTATTCAAAGCTAACTTCCCACTTTTGAGAGCTCCTTTACCCGCTAATTTCCCACTTTTTAAGCCTAGTTTCCCGCCTCCTATAATAGCGCCCCCCAGCCCTTCCAATGCCAGACCTCCAGCCTTAAAAGGAATTTTAGCGACATCTGTAATGAGTCCAGATTCTTTGGTAAGGTTATCAAGCTCCATATATCCCGTATAAAATGCTATCTTATCCATTATTTATCCTTATCTTTCTTCTTCCCTTTAGTTGCCTGAGCAATACCTGCACCAGCTGCTACTACTCCTGCACCAGTACCATATCTAACTAACTTCTGCATGTCTTCTGCATTAGCTACATCTGCACCTGCTTGTGTTAAAACAGGCGGGGGCACATATCTTCCTGTAACGGCCTTAATCTTTTCTAGAGCTTCTCTCAATTTATTAACGTTAGCATTGCCCATATGTTTTGCATAGCTTTTAGCCATCTGTATAGGCCCGGCTTCTTTTTCGATGACATCCATATATCCTGTGTAAAATGCTATCTTATTCATTTCTTATCCTTTAAATTTAATAATTGCTGTTGATATAATATACCTGTTAATTTATTCGTATACAATATTTATTGTGTTACAGTTAAAAGAAAGTCGTTAAACTTTCTTTTTATAGATTCTTCTGTACTTATCAAGTATCTCTTTTACTTTCGGATCGTAAGGGCAGGGCTGTCCCGTCAGTTGTCTACGTCCTTTATCGCTTACAGATTTAACAGCAGATCCTTTGTAAGGGCCTGTTCCGTCTCTAACTCCTCGTATTGCATTACTCATTTTCTTACCTTTAGTTAAAAGAAGGGGTTATACCCCTTCTGTTTATTTATCTCTGGACATATACTTCGATGCTTCTTTCAAATTATCGAAGTATACAGCCCCATTATTCTTCACCATAGTAGCTACAGCCCCAAGAGACTTCAACTGACCCTCTGTGAACTTCCGGTCACCATCCTCTGTTAATATTACCAGAACTGTTCTGTCGGGACGTTTGTTGCTGTCATCAACTACTTCAGCAACAGCATAAGAACCTGTCATCTTAGGAGTTATTGTATACAAGCAGTAGTCACATATTTCTCTCTGCTTCAATTCCTCCCGCATACATTCAAGTGTCCCGTCGTCTTCGACCACCGGATTATAATAATCCAGCCCGTCCTCACTAAGATGTATCATCATTCTATTCCGCCAGGTACTTTCGTTACAAGTACCTCCTAGAAATACATGCTTCTTAACATGTACTACAGCCCCGGCACCTATTATAACTCCGGCACCTACTTCAGCCCCTTCCTGTATTATAGCTCCTATACCTATTTCAGCCTTCTTACCTATTATAGCTTTGGAATGTACTACAGCCCTAGCTATTATAACTCCCTCGTGTACGACAGCTCCGTCACCTACTATAGTCTCCGCAAGTATTTCAGACCCCGCACCTATTTTAGCCTCTGCGTATATTTTAGACTTAGCATTTATTATAGCTCCGTCACCTACTATAGCTCCGGTACCTACTATAGCTCCGGTATATATTATAGCCCCGTTACATATTTTAGCCTCAGAAGCTATTTCAGCCCCCGCATACACTATAGCCCCTTTACATATTTTAGCTTTAGAATGTATTATAGCTTTAGAATGTATTATAGTATGAGCGCCTATCTCAACCCCTTCATGTATTTCAGCTCCTTCTTCTATCAGGGCTGTTTTATGTATTATAGCTCCTTTGTATATTCTTCTAGCTTCCTCTATTGGTAGAATCATATTTTCTCCTTTCATATTCTCAATTAACAAACAGATGCGTTAACAACACATTGTACCGGAGTTTCTTCGAGCTCGATAAGCTCTATATGTCCATTACACATATACACGGTACCGCATCCCATGCACTTTACGTTATAAGCAAAATCGGCGTCTATATGACAAGAAGCGCCGCATTTACAATGGATATCCATACAGACATCTGTACCTTTCCATTGTATCCAACCGTGTGGCTTATCTTTGTACATCTCCTGCATATCCCATGCTTCTTTAGCATTCTTTGCTTTCTTCATAATCCCTCTCCTTTATAAGTTTTTTGTTGCATTCTACACTATAATCGAAACTTTTAATGTTAATTGAAAAACTACAATCTTTAAAAGTATATATGCGTCCCTCAGTTTCTATTTTAATAGTATTGAGTATTCCGCTAAATTCGGCAAATGTAAGAGATTCACAAGAACTTCCCGGTTCAAATGATATCATTTTCCCAGCTACTTCTGTATCATTTCCTATCTTTAATTTATCTTTCATACTCCTCCTTTAAATTAGAGTTATATATTTCTAGTATATAATGCCAATAAAAGGAGATTAATTAAGCTTCTCCTGTGTTATCTTGCTCTGCTTGTTCTTAGGAAGTTTCTTCTCGATACGGAAGCTTAGAAGCTTTCGACCGTTGACTGTGGGCTGTCCCAGTTCGTCTGTCCCTATATCTTTAACTTCCATCCGTTTGTTCTTGAACCTTCCGCCTAAAAGAATATCTCCTTTATTTATATCCAGGTCCAAAGCAGTCTTACCTATATATCCCATGTAGTATGCTGTCTTGTGCATAGATCCTATCTTTCTGAGTTTGGATAAAGCGTCTGTATCGAATCCTACTGTAGTCTCCGCAAGATACTTGAGTCCTTCTCTGGTCTTGAAGAAGTCGTAGGGTATAACAGCCCTAAGAGCCTCTTTAGCTTTACGAGCCTTAGCACTCCTACTCTGCAGCTGGGACATAGTAAGTCCCGTAGCTCTGGCATAGTCGTGTATGTTTCCTGCGAAGTTACGGAAGGAGGCTGTCTTGTTCATTTCTTTTCTCCTTCTTATCTCTGAGTATATCTATAAGTTTGTGTACAGAATATCCTATAGGAAGACTCGCCAGCCCCAACAGGCCTGCTCCCCTCAATGTCTTCATACGTTTAGCATTCCTGATAAGTCTAGGTAAATGTGTCTTCCTTAACTTACCTGCTCCTTTAGACATATTCCTGAGTAACTGCCTGCTCCTTATAACCAGATCCTTTTCAGATACCTTGTCATCAAAAATAACTTTAATCCATTCCTCGGGAGTCTGGGCCATAGATACTCCCTTATACTTACTCGCCAGTATTTTATTACCTTTATTCCACCAATCAAGATCCACATGCGTCATACGTTCTAAAGCTTTTTTCGAATCTCCCGGAAAATCTTTCCACAACATGTTGGGTATAGTACCTGGCTTGGATATTAATTTAAATTCTAAATCCCTTAAAGCATTCTGGGCTGGGTGTAATATAAGTTTAGAAGGTAAGCCCAGAGATTCGAATAAAGAAGATGTACCGCTACTTCCTATAATGGTATCACTGATACGCTGGGTGGCAATATATGCATCTCTG